TTCTATTAATGGCTCTGTACTTACAATTAATGGAAGAGAGTATTTGATAACTAAAGATTATGACGAAGCGGTAGAATTAGCCGAAGAAAGTATGTTTGAGTTGGTTAGGGATTTTTATGGCACTGGAATAGAATTCTCAGAATTTGTCACTAATGAACTAATCAATATCATCGAAGAAAACATTGATTTTCGTGAATATGCTATTGAAGGAGATGATGGAGAAGAATATATACCAAGTAATATTTGGGAATTGGTGGAAGAGTATGGTTATGATAAATTAGAACTGATTAGAACTAATGCTACAAGAGGTGATTACGAAGAGGTAGCAGAATACCTTGTGCGTCTTGATGGAGTAGGCATAGCCTTAGCAATATATGACCATAATGAGATTGAATTGTATAACGGAAATTGGCTGTTTCGTACAAATTAACGAATGATAGGAACTAAATCCTATCTTCATTAACTTCATACCACCCATCACAATAAAACAAAACACACCATTAAATCAATTCTAATCGAAATAACAACTCCTAGCTAGAGTAATACAATGAAATGGCTTAAAATCCATTCTAAGACTAATTTCAAATATAAGCTAACTTTAAGCTAACTTTAAGCTAACTTATGTTACTATACATAATCAAGAAATAAAAAGGATTACACGATGACTAAATACGAAATGATAAAAAAAGTAGCGGAAAGAGAGCAGGTTCATGTTGAACTAATTGATGCTATTGTATATGATTTAGGTATACTTGACGATAATATTAGAGGTATTTCTATTAATGGCTCTGTACTTACAATTAATGGAAGAGAGTATTTGATAACTAAAGATTATGACGAAGCGGTAGAATTAGCCGAAGAAAGTATGTTTGAGTTGGTTAATGATTTATATGGTAATGGAATGGAAATATCCGAAGCAATTACTAATGAACTAATCAATATCATCGAAGAAAACATTGATTTGAGTGAATATGCTATTGAAGGAGATGATGGAGAAGAATATGTACCAAATGATATTTGGGAATTGGTGGAAGAGTATGGTTATGATAAATTATCGCTTATTAGAGCTAATGCTACAAGCCGTGATTACCAAGAGATAGCGGAAGACCTTGTATATATTGAGGGAGCAGGTAAAACCTTGGCATTGTATGATGGTATTGAAATTGAATTGATTAACGGAAGCTATTTGTTTAGAACTGATTAGTGAATTATAGGATTTGGTTCCTATCGTTCACTAGTTAACTTCATGACACCCTCATAATCAAACAAAACCACCCATTAAATCAATTCTAATCAAATTAACAACTCCTAGATAGAACAACACCCTAAAGTTTATTAAAATCCATTCCAATTATAATTTCAAAATTCTTTCAAAATTCTTTCATAACTAAGCTAACTCTAAGCTAACTTACGCTAATATCAAAAACCTAAAAAATAAAGGATTTAAAATGGCAGTAAAGAAACAAAGCTCACTAATAAAAAAGGTAGCTAGAGACGTAGCAAAGTTTGGTATTAATAGTACCCAACCACGAGATATAGAATATTTTATTAGCACTGGTTCAATAATTGTAGATATAGCTATAGCTGGAAGAGTAGACGGAGGTGTTCCAAATTCATTAATCACAATGTTTGCTGGAAAACCATCCAGTGGAAAAACTCTATTAGCGACAGGTGTCGCAAAACATGCACAACAAGATGAAATCACCCCTATTTGGTTTGATAGCGAAAACGCAGTACAAAAGAAATCAATGGCTAATTTAGGTGTTGATATGGACGACATGCTTTATTTCCTACAGTCTAGTATCACACATGAGGATAAAGCAAAGTCATTAACATATACCTCAAATCAAATAGCAAAATCAATTATACAAGACGGAGGTAAAGCCGTATTCATTTATGATAGCTTAGGTAAATGGGTTAGTAATAGAACATTGACTAACATAGAAAAGAACAATACAAGCAAGGATATGAGTATTTCTATGGAAAAGAAAGCATTAGTTGGTAATTTAGTGGATATAGGGGCAGAAACAAATTGCCCCATAGTGCTAATAAATCATACATACGCAAATATAGGTGGGTATGGAGCATCAACTGTTGTTAGTGGTGGTGGGGTGTTGTATATGCCGTCAGTAGTATTGGAAGTAACTTCTAAAGCCACATGGAAAACAGATGACACTAACAAAGACACAATAGGTAATATTATGACATGTGGCGTTGTTAAGGGTAGACTTACTAGGGAGGGTACTAAGGTTAAATTCGGGGTACATAGAAAGTATGGAATTATCAAGTACTATGGACTAGAAACATTAGGTTTATCGTATGGTTTAATTCTATCTACAAAAGAGGGTACAAGCACGGTTTATCAATTAGCGTCTAATCCTGAACTTAAGATTAAAAAGAAACATCTTCACACAGACCCTAAAGATGAAACATATAACAAATTTTTCGAAACATTAATTTCAGATGATACGTTTAAAGAATGTGTGTCTAAAGAGTTCCTATATGGCTAGTAAGTATAGAGTAGGGATAGACCAAAGTTTATCCTGTACTGGCGTGTGTGTAATTGATGAAAATGACACAGTGGTGTCTATATTCAATGTTCCTACATTCCCTAATATTATACAAATGGCTAATAAGGCTATTAAAGATGAAACTAGAACTATGTATCTAGTGAATAGAGATAATCCGTATATGCCCGACCTTGTACGTTGGGATATGGATAAAGATAAGTTAGTAACGGTTAAGCCTTTAACTAAATTCACTAAAGATGAAAAGAACAGTTTAAAGTTATCTGTTGAAACTAGATTATCCTACATTACGGATAGAATTAGTGATAGATTATCACCTTACATAAATGATATAACCGAAGTTACACTTGAGGGAATATCATACGGTTCATTGGGGCAGACAGCTACATTAGGACAAGTATTAGGATTTATAGGTGGTTATTTAGATAGATATATAAAAGGCGTTGTATTAACTACGGCTACCCCTATGAGCTTAAAGTCATTCGCAGGTGTACTAAAGGGTAAGCATAAATACAGTAAAGATGCAATGAGATATGCAATGAAATCTAACTTTAGTGTTAGTTATGATATAATGTTATCGCATAACAAAGATATAAAAAACCTTGATAAATTTGATGATATGGTAGATGCTTTTTACCTAGCATTGATACCAACGTGAACCATGGTTAAATATGATAAACCTATGAAAGAAAAATATGAAAGAAAAAAGAAAAGGAAAAATAATAATGAGTAAACCACCAACACATAAAATAGAAAGGTACTTTATTACGTCCGCTCAAAATAACACTAACGTTGATAAACAGGCATTAGAAACAGTTAAACACTGGTGTAAAGTTAATGATGCTACACTAATTGTATTACCTGTTAGATATAATCCAGATATGTTATCCGAGGAGGATATAGTATACAGTAACTTGATAAAACCGTATCTAATTAACGATGATATTATTATCAATGACGAGATAGCATTATACCCATCAATTAAGATACTTCCAACTGCTATAACTCCATTAACATCACTAGCACAAATATCTAAAGGGATTTCTGCTATATTTGCTAGTCCTAAAATGCACATGGAGTCATTGGTTAAAGTGTCAAAAGACGCAATTAATAGATTTAACTTCACTAGTGGCAGTATTACTATCCCAAATTATGGTAATAGTAAGGCTGGTAGTAAAGCTAAGTTTTATCACTCTATAGGCGGGGTTATAATTGAATGTAGTACACTAACCAAAGAAACACATACAAGACAGGTACAGATAGATAATAACGGTGTATTCATTGACATTGGTACTATGTATAACGGTAATAAGCCTCCTGTATCGGTGAGGGCTAGTGCGATGGTGTGTGGTGATGTTCATGTTCCATTTAATGATGATGGCGTGTTATATAACGCATACTTATCTGAAAATTCTTTAGTAAAGACTACTAAGCCTGAAAAAATTGTATTACATGATATAATGGACTTTAGAGTTAAATCACACCATAGTACAGGAAATGCTATTGAGGGATATTTAATAGGCAATAGTGGCTTAACAATGATGGACGAAGTTAAGCAGAGTATTACATTTATTAAGAATGTTGCTACAATGACAGATGAGGTTATAGTAGTAGATAGTAATCATCATAACCATTTAGGACAGTACTTAGAGAAATGCTTATCAAAGGGTATAAGTGACACAAGGAACGCTAAAGAAATATTGTATATGCAACTGATGTTATTGGAAGAAATAGACAGCATACAGTCGGAGTTAGATACAGATAGTGCAAAATGCGATATAAAAATACCTGATGCCTTTGGTTTGTTAATACGTGATATTAATGGTGTTAAAGTATTGGGAGCAGATGATAGTTATTTCATTGAGGATTATCTAATTAGCTCTCACGGTCATGCTGGAATGAACGGGTCTAGGTCGATGACTGCTATATCTAAACATAGCACTAGCAAGCTAGTATCTGCACATACACATTCCGCTAAATTAATTGATGGGCATGTAATTGTAGGAACTCAAAGTAACCTAAACCGTAACTACACAAAGGGATTTAGCACATGGAGCCATACAGACTGTCTATTACACAAGAACGGTAAACCACAACTCATTACATACAATTACGATACTAAGAACTTTAGGGTAGTTGGTAATACTAACTCTAAATCAACACTAATAACATACATAGAAAAAACAGAATATATAAATGATATACCTGTCGTTAAAGAAAGTAAAGACAACGATAAACCAAAAAAGATGGCATACGTGGTAGAAAAAATCAACTTTCCTAAAGAGATGATTGTTAGTACAGGTTACAGAAAAATAGCCAAAAACATAACTGGTATTAGTGAAAGGTTTGCTATGAAGCTAATTAAGAAATGCAAGAATAGTAATGGAATAGTAACAATGGAACATAAAGGTAATGTGTATACTATCGAGAGGGTGATAAAGTAATGGTACAAATAACAGAATTAGAGAACATGGCAGTTGAACATTTGACTAATCTAACTGCTAGGTTATCTATCGGGAAAGCCTTACAAATACCTCTAATTGTATCTATGTTTCAAAAAGAGATTAGATTAAGACTATCGCGTTCAGTTGAATTACACGATAGTTTAGATGAACTTACACATAAACTAACTAGAGGGTACAAATTGGGAACAAATGATTTAGCGGTAATGGACTTAGGAGCTTCTGAATTAAAAACAATGGTACATACTCACAAGGATATTAGGAAATTAAGAAAAGAGATAGACACATTAGACATAGAATGTAAGACACTAGACGGGATAGTATCCGAGCTTAAGTCTATATCATTCTATCATAGTAATATTATAAAAGCAAAAATGGGTATAATAAAGGATTAAATCATGAATTTAGGAAAGAACGCCTTTATAAGTGAATATAGCGATTTACTTGATACTATGAATATAGATAGCGAAAGTATCATTGAGGATAAATCAACGGATTTAGAAATTGACATTGATACATTTCGTAAACTATCGGATAAGTACAAATTAACAGCCGATGCCAAATTGAATGATTTGTTAAATGATGATGTTGGATTAGTAAGGGATATTCTAATAGAATGTATTGATAAGCAAGAAAAGATAGTTGGTATGTATTCAGAGATATTATCTGTTACTCCAAATTCTGAAACATTAAGCGAAATGCAAAATGTGATTAAGAACTTACAAACCACATCAACACAGTTATTAGGAATACATGATAAATATAGCACAGTGATTAAGAAACAACCATTAAGCGATGATATAGACGATATACACGCAGATTACTATAAACCAATGGAGTAGTGCCACAAAGGCACCATATTAAATAGTACTAAATACTATATTAAGGATATTAAAATGGCAATACATGATTTAAATGAGTTCAAAGAAACACTTGGCGATGGAATACGAGGAAACAAATTTAAAATGATTATTTCTTTACCAAACGGTGTTAGTGGAGATAGTAGAACATTATCTTTAATGATTAAGTCGTTCACACTACCTGCAAATGCCACTGGTACAATAGATGTTAATAAAAGCGGTAGAATGTTTCAATTAGCTGGTGATGGTCAGTTAGAGTCACCATTATCTATAGTTGCATTACTTAATTCAAGTGGAAGTGCGGGGGAAGCTAAAAAGATAGCCGATGACTGGCAAAAAGCTACTGTAACCAAGACATATAGTGATTATGTAGGCTCAGCTATGGTTGAAGTATACAAACCAAATGGGATAGATATTGTACTTAAGTATAAAATAACAGACCTTTGGATGTTGAACAGTGGCGAAATAGAACTTGATAATGATGCTACAAATGCACTATTGACCCTACCAATGACATTTTCCGCATCTTCTGTTGAGGTGGTTTAATTATGACTCAGTCTAAACAATTCATGAAACTAATGGAAAGTTCAACTACAGGAAGCGATATAGCATCTTATTTATCATATATAGATAAGATAGCCATTGCACTATCGGAAGAAACATTATTGCCATACGTTGCTACTGTTTACAACGTTCAGTCTAAAAAAGGACATATACCAAAGACAGAACTTAAATATTACAATATGGTAACTAATAAAAGATACGGAGTTATAGGTACAACAGGAGATGCACCAGTACATAATAAAATTACAGTTGTTAAACGAATAGGAAAAAAGAACGGTCTATTTTCGACAGACTCTAGCGTGTCGTTTTTAGTAGAATATGATATATCCGATGAAAAGACTATTATTGATTATTATGCTCTTAGAGCTGATGTCTTTTCATCATTCTTAGGCAAAGGTGCTGGGATTAGTGATTTATTCTCAACCAATGAAGATAAAATCATTGGTACAGGCGATGACCTTGATACAGATACTATAAACCACGGTGAGATAGGCATAATGATAGATATATCTGCACTAGAATATGAAGTTAAATCACATACGATACCTACAAGGATAACGTCAACGTATATAATGGATTTAATTTCATTGATGGGTAAAAGACACGCTAGGGATTTTATCAATGGTGTAATGATTAGAACCGCAAAGTATCAACTTGATAGAGATTTAATTCGCTCAATTATCGGTAACTCAATTTATTTGAAATATACACATGTTCCGTCATCTGAATATGTAGGACTTAGACTATCCGCACTTGAGGCATTTATATTCCACTTAGTAGGAAAAATATCTACAAACACGGGTATTAGTACAGGTTATTATGTAATTTGCTCATCAAATGTGGTGGCTGGGTTAAAATTAACAAAGAGCATTACCCCTATTGTACCTGCGCCTAAAAGTAAGTCAGTGGCAGGTAAGCTTATTGATGGCACAATAGTAATAGAGGACGGTTTTTCAAGCTCTGATTACCTAGTAGTTGGTACGTCAGGTGAAGATGGTATAACTGGCGGTACATTCGTGTCACAACTTGATTTGAATGTAATTGACGCTATAGACCCAAACACACTAGAGGAATGTTTAGCAGTAATGGCTAGATATGACGTGAAAACACTTGGTAATGGATATAGTTATATGACTAGACTTATAGACCTTACAGGCAGATTAACCACACCAGTTTAAGGATACATATAATGATTAACGTACTTGAAATAATAAACGAAGTCCTAAAGAAAAAAGTAATCTTTAGGAACGGTAAACGTATGGTAAAAAAGAAAAGTGACAAAGATGGGTTCAAAACAGTTAACGGAAAAGAAGTTAGAATGAGTGCTACTGAAAAACGTAAACGTAGCAAATCTCAAAAGATAGGTGCTAGAAAACGTAAAGCCACACATTTTATCTCATCTAAAAAGAGAGAGCGTACAAACAATAAAAGAAAAAACGCGGGGCTGTAAATGTTAAATGTACTTGAAAAAATCAATGAAGCCAAGCGTGAACACTCATCTCACGTCTACATCATTCAAGACAGAAACGGAAACGTAATTCAAACTGTCGATGATGTTGGTGAACTAACCAAACTAAAAATAAAAAATTTCACAAAGGGTACAGACAACACATATATTCGTGTTACAAGACACGAATTAAATAGTGGTAAATATATCCAAAAGGAATTATAATATGGCACTTGGAATTGATTATATAAAAGACGGTGAAGTACTACATGGGGAGAATGTAAACGGGCATACCGATACATTAAACAGACCGATTAGACAAATGGAAGAAGTGGTAGCGTCACTAGGCACAGATAGATTATTTGAGAAGATTGTATTACCATTCAGTAGTGGAACTGTTTTATATAAGAATAGTAGCGGGGCATGGTTTACAAATACTTCTATGGCATTGTCTGATAGACAAGCGGATAATATGATAGGTTACACTCTAGGAGTTTATGATGCCGTTAATAAAGAGGTTGTGACACAAGGACAAGTTAAATCTATTACAGTGCCTACTAATGCTAAGTTGAATGCCCTTGAAACTGAAAGCGGATTAGTTACATCTGTATTAACAGAATTACCACACGTCTTTGGGTACTACGATGTAGCTGGTAATTTAATTGTAGACCCATCAATGAGGCACAATACATATTTACTACCATTGTACAGATTTGAAATTGGCGATATTTCACTAAAACATATCTCCGATGCTACTCATTACCATTATAGCGTTAATAACGGTAGAGCATATAATGTAGATGTTAAAAATAATGAAATTACGGGTGTTATTTCAAATATATTATTAACACCATCTATATATATTCCAAGTATTTCAATAGATTTTGTAATAGTTAGTCCTTTCTTTAATATGACGGGGGTTAATGAATTAGTTTTACCACGCCTTCCTAGTGATATTTCAAATCCTAGATTAATTGGTACATCTAGCATAAGAGATAGTAGAATTGTATCTAACAGTCTGCTTTATATATCAGAATGTTATATAATTAATTCTAAAATTGTTGCGTCAGAATTACGATTTAATGACACGGTTAATATTAATTTTAGTGAAATTATAGCTAATACATATATGGAAATTGCAAGCGGAAGCACTACTACATTTACAAATTGCTCAATTAAAAGTTATTGTACCCTTGATGTAAAATTTAATGGGATTGTAGAGTTTATAAATAGCAGGTTTTATTTAACTAATGGACTTTATATTAATAATTTAGCTAGATTAGACAAGTCCGCTTTAAATATTGATGGGTTATATATAACGTCTCAGGGTAGTATACGTGCAATAGGATTTTCTGCAATAGATAATACTAGGGGTACACTTAGCGATTTTAACTCACCATCTACGGCAATATTTATTACTTTAAGAGGAATGTCATACCTAGCTACAGCTTATCTTGACGTCAGTATACAACAACGTATAGATATTGATGCTACCTCATACAGGTCACTATGATATGATGTTTAATAATCAATTAATTCAAGCACTTAGTAATGATACAGATGTGATTAGAGCCATTATCATAGGTACAATAACAGGTATCATTCACTTCATCAAAGAGGTTAAGCTTTCTAATATAGAATACTCTTTATCGGATATAGTAGTATCTTTGATAAATGGCATATTAATATGTATCTCTATCGTTGGTATACTAATCATGCTAGAACCAAATATATCTGAATACATTGAACTCAATAAATACATATATACATTCATGGCAATAATAGTAGGATTACATTACAAAGAAGTACTATCTAGTATTGTTTTGTACACTAAACTGATACTAGATAAACTAATAACAAAAAGGATAAAATAATGAGAATGTCAATACTAATAATAGGAATATTTACAATACTAATCTATATTGTAGACCACATTAAAGCTAATCTAATTGAATTGATTTTAGATTACCCATTTGTTTCATTTGTTTTTATATTATTAGCTATACGCTATGGTTCTTTGATTGTTTGTAAATTGTACGACAATGAAGTGAAGTACTGTATTAACCAAAAAAATTAAATACATTAGAGGACATGAAGTAATTAACCATGTCCTCTAATTTTCACAAAAGGGTCGCCATGTTTAAATCGATAAAAGAAATATTTAAGTATAGAAAATCAAACACTGTAAAAAGTGTAGTAATGGGTAACGGGGTATTAATATTCCTTTTAACTTACCAAAAAGAAATAACCGAAACGCTTGATATATTAGGTTACGCGCCACAGGCTGAGGTTATTACTATACTTAAGATATGGCTACCAATGTTAACCACTCTATTCGTAGTTAAAGGAAGAATGGCTACAGATACAAAGCCCCCGATAGATGAAAGGTTGTAGGAATGAAAGTATCCAAAAAACTATTACGTAAAGTGTACGGAAAAAGAGTTGAGAAACGTTTCATTCAGACCCTTAAAGATACCATAAATCTATACGGGGAAGAGTTCGGAATTACAACAGATAAACACTTGGCTAGATTTCTTGCACAAACCAAACATGAAATGTTCATCAAAAAGAATGGCACTGTTAGGTTAAGGGAGAATTTAAATTATAGAGAGCCAGTATTAAAGAGGTTTTCGCGTACATTTAGAAATAATCCAAAACTAATGGCTAATGCTATGAAATTGAGAGGAATAGAAAAGCAAAAATATATTGCTATGAATTGGTATGGCAAAGGAAATAAAGCAAGGGTGCTTGGTAATCTTAAACCGATTGATGGGTGGAAGTATAGAGGTAGTGGAATATTCCAATTAACTGGACGCTCCAACACAATTAGAGTTTATAAGATTATAGAGGATAAAACAGGCATTGTGTGTTTTAATGATGATGGTGATGTTTATCCGTCATTATTGAACTCTTATATTGGCGGTGTATTGAGTGCTATGGGCTTTTGGTATATGACAAAAATGTATGAATGTAAAAATACAAAATGTATTATCCGTAAGATTAATTCAGGGTTACCTAAAAAGGAGAAAAAAGAAAGACTCTATACCACAATATCCGTACTCAATAAAATTAGAAAATATGCTTAACAACGAATGATAGGAACTAAATCCTATCTTCATTCACTTCCTATTACCCATCACAATAAAACAAAACACACCATTAAATCAATTCTAATCGAAATAACAACTCCTAGCTAGAGTAATACAATGAAATGGCTTAAAATCCATTCTAAGACTAATTTCAAATATAAGCTAACTTTAAGCTAACTTATGCTAATATCAAAAATCTAATAATAAAGGCTTGGAATGACTACGTATGAAATAAAAATGATATTCATGAGCGTATTAAAATCTATTGAAACTAATTCAAATTGTATCGATGATAACTTTGGTATTCCATACAACGTAAATGTTATATATCCAAATGTAGTGAATAAGCTAGGTGTGTTTGGGAGAGAGTCTGTCACTAATATAGCATTACTAAATGCGATGTTGTATAATCATAAATCTCCTAAGTTGAATGAACTAAATTTGATAACAGATAACTACACTAGATTTTATAACCACCTATATACACCAAATTTACCCAACGATTATAAGTACTTGGTGAAAAATAATGTATATGACATTAATGGTATAGTATCTAAACTAAAAGCTGGGTACATATCCCCACTATGTTTCATAAGTATATATTCTGTTATATTGAAACACGAATTACCTGAATTACCTATCGTGGCGTTAAGATACAGACGTATAACTAAACTATTGAAGTTAATACACAAAACAGTTAAAGGCAGTGTGTATCCCCCATATACAGATATCGTAATAGATAACTACATGATAGATTGATGCTTTAAATAGTGGTAAACCACAAAAAGGAAACCACTTGTCAAGTAATATAAAGCTATCCGATTATGATTTTACCGATTTACAAAACTACCCAAATGTAGGCAAAAACAGTAAAGGTAAGTTGGTTGAGTTTTCCTACAATAACAACGCAACATTAAGAGGTGAAAACGATAACTTATTCAAAACGCCGTTAGCTAGAGAAGAGTACGCAAAGTGTAAAGGGGATATAGAGTACTTCATTCGTACTTATGTTAAGATTAATACATTAACGGGTATAGTTCCGTTTAATATGTTTGATTACCAACGCGAATTACTAGACCTCACCAAGCAGTCAAGGTTTGTCATTGCAATGATTGCTAGACAAATGGGTAAAACTACTATTGCGTCCGCTATTGTATTGCATGAATTAGTATTCAATAAGTCATATTACGTTGGTATCACGGCACAAACGGATACACAAGTATTATCAATGATGAGCATGGTTAAGGATATGTACCAAATGTTACCCCCATTCCTACAAAAGGGCGTTAAGGTATGGAACACTAAAACCGTAGAATTGGAGGATAAGAGGGTACTTGCGGGGTTTGTAGCAGGAGAAAGTGCGTTTAGGGGAAAGTCAGTTAATCGATTAGTTATAGATGAAAAGGCGTTTATTAACAACACCAAATGGAATGGATTAAAAGATAGTGCATACCCATCTATTACGTCTAGTAAGACATCAAAAATAATAATCATATCTACTCCCAATGGAATAGGTAATCATTTCCATGAAGATTATATTAAAGCACATAGTGATATTAAAGATGCAAGTGATGGCGAGTTTGTATCGTATGTAGCCAATTGGACTAGAAATCCAACACGTGATAAAGATTGGGCAGATAAGGAATTGGATAGAATTGGGGAATTGTTATTTAACCAAAACCACTTATGCTCATTTATAGGGTCATCTGAAACATTGGTTAAGCCTGCTACATTAAAGACACTTAACACAAATGATGATTACGTGATTAACGAGTATGTATCTGAGCATTTCAAGGTATGGGAGGAATTTATCTATGATGATAAATATAAGTATGTAGTTAGCGTTGATAGTGCTAGGACTAGTGCCGTAGCCAAATCCGAGTCAGACGCAAACGCAATTATAGTAGTTAGGATAAATACCGAAACGATGAGGTCAAAGGTAGTTGCTGTTTATCATGGTAAAGACGTACACTATACAGAACTAGCTTATCTAATAGAGAATGTATTAGAATTGTATCCAAACGCATTATTAATTATAGAGAATAATAGTGAGGGTAGTGGTATTCTAACACAAATAAATGAATTAGTGGAAGACGCTAATATATTTAGTCATACGGTTAAATGGGATGAATTTGGCTTTAGAACTACTAGCAAAAGCAGAAAGTCAATATTATCTAATATAGCATATTTGATAGATAATGGTATGTTAGAAATCAGTGACGTTGAAATTGAAAACGAATTGATTACGTTTGTTAAGAATAAGAACGGTAGATACGAAGCGTTACCAAAAAAGCATGATGACTTGGTTATGGCGTTGGCTATTAACTTTGCTTGGTTATTAGAGCCTTATAATAGCCTTGATATAGACCCAATAACATTCCTATCTAAGAATGGTAAAAACAATACCTCTAATCAAACCTTGCACTTACACGAGGATACACCTGACCCATCAATTGAGGAAGAGGAGTTTGATATACTTGGTGCTAATGGCATAGTTTAATATATTGTCCTTTTTTGACAAAGCTAACTTTAAGCTAACTTATGTTACTATACATAATCAAAAAAACAAAAAGGACAATAAGATGACGTTCAAGTCAATGACTATACGAAACTTCAAATCTATATCAAAAGAGCTAACTATAGATTTTACAGATAATGGTTTGCATTTAATACAAGGCAGTAATGGTGCAGGCAAATCTACATTATTACACGCTATTGTTTATGCCTTGTATGGAACTGCTATAAATCCAAAAGGAAATGGTATAGCCACTATATCAAACAGTTCTTTAATTAATAGAATTAAAAAGAAAGATTTATCGGTTACTTTGGTACTTGATACGCATACTATTATCCGCACAATGAAACCAAATACGTTAACAATATTTGATAGTAATGGTACAGATGTGTCTATAGGCTCTAGCAAGGCAATAGATGATGAATACATTGTTAACAACATCTTAAGTGGCATTGAACTAAAAACTTTCTTAAAACGAAACCTAGTGAACAATAAACAGTCTAGTAGCCCATTCCTGTACTTATCAAAGAATGATAGAAAAATGTTCGTAGAGAATTTATTAGGCATTGATATATTAAGACACATCAAGGATACAACCAAAGATAGAACTTCAAAATACAAAAACGAGCTATTATCTGCAAACTATGAGCTAACAAATGTAACTAACAATTTAGATAACGCAAAAGAAATAAAGGATACCATAGAGGATAACAACAAAGATAACGAAGAGGCAATATTAAAGGAGATACAGGCTTACAAGTTTGATATAGATAAGATTGAGATGGAACTATCGTTAAAAGATGTAGATAACATTAATTCTAAACATGATGAATACACAGCAAAGCTAAATAAAGTTAATGACTTGATAAGTACTATTAATACCAAACGCAATGATATTACATTGAAACTTAATACAATAACTACTAAACTTAACAGTTACGACAGTCAACTAGTTAAATTTAAAGCGTGTGGTGCTTGTCCTACTGTGAAGGATATTATAGGTCATGTAGATAGGGATAAGTATATATCAAATATAGATAAATGTAACGTTGTATTGAAACAAATAGATGCCAAAGAGGATAAACTAATTAAAACAAAGAATAAGCTTGAAACTGCTTTAGGTAGGCTAAGTATAGAGTTAGACGTGATAAGCGATTTAAGGCGTGAAATAAGTAGGTTAAACAGTAACATAGATAGATTATCCGTTCCTAAAGTATCCAATGACGATAAGCTAACTAAAATAAATGATAAGATAGATAAGCTTGTAATAGAACACGCTAATATAGAAGCTAAACATAAAGAGATTGAATTACTATATAATAATTGTGTTGATATAGGTAAGTTAATAAAAGATGATAAGATACGTGTTGATTTATTTTCAGAGTACTTACCATACATTGAGAGTACAGTTAATTCTTACTTATGCAGGTTTGATGATAGTTTGGAGATTAGTATAAATGACGGGTTGGATATATCACTAATAAAGAATAATAAGGAGATTGATATATTCAGCCAAAGTGATGGGGAGTTGAGTAGCATTAATTTTAGCTTTCTATTAACATTCATCAAGCTTGGATTAGAATTAGACAATAGTGTACCTATACTATTGATAGATGAAATACTAGATATAGCATTAGACGGTTCTAGGTTGGGAATAGTAATAGAGGCATTGAAAGATATATCTGTCAATATACCTATATATGTAATTAGCCACAATAGCGATATAGATTTAGAAATGTTTGACCGCATCATCAATGTAGTGAAAGTAGATGATATTTATACGGATATTGAATTCATCTAAGTTAACTCTAAGCTAACTTATGTTACTATACATTGAAAATAAATTAAAAAGGATAAATATGACACAACACCTAGAAGATGAAAAGGACAATAGACATCTTGCATATAGGAATGAGTTAGACAATGCACTTAAGAAATGGCTTGAAGATAATGGGCTAAAGAAACGCAATGGGTATATAGACCATCGGTTCTATAAGTACTGTGGATTAGGTAGAGAAGATAAGACCCTTGGTTATCTATATACCACACAAAATGAGCTGTTAATCGAGCGGTTGATAATGATTCCAAAATGGAGTGGTTATGATGATGATACTAAAAAAGATATGACCTCACATGCACGGTATAAGTTACTTAGATATACATTCAAATCATTTAAGGAAGATGGAAATTTATTCACATACAATACAAGTATAATTACATCTGCATTCTTAGAAATCATAAAGGGGCTATCAAAATATAGCAATATTGTAGAGTCGATAAGAGAAAATGAAGGAGATAAAACATATTTACCTTACATACATAGAAACATTGAAAAAATGATACCAAAGCACACCCTGTCACATGAATTGGAAATATTTCGTGACCATGATTATTATACAATGTTAAAAAATATAACCATGCACTTAAAAGAAACGTATGGTACAAAGTTGAAATTAAATCACTCAATTACAATAGACAAAACAGTACCTAAATTTAAGGTTAAAAAGAAACAATACATGATGATGATAAATGATGTGTTGTTAATTGATATATACACACCTATGTTACACAATGAAACTCTGTATAATCAAAAAAACACTATACAGAGAAACGCGGAAATAGCTAGAAATAATAACTATCAGTATCTATGTATAAATATAAGACCTGATATAGTTAATGATGATTTTTATGATATGTTTGATATTAGCATTAGGAATTACTTATCACGTGCAGAGCATGATGTGCAGTATGTTGAGGACGATGACATAATTAATGGTATGGTTGCTATAGATAAAGTGTTTATTCCAAAAGCAGTGTATGATAACTTAGTATATGAAGATAAAAAAGAACAGCCCTTTTTATTATTTGATACAATAGAGGATAGATTTATGTCCGAATGCGTATTCGATGATGAGATAGAAAAGGCATTAAAAAAAGATGGAGTAGTAAAGGTGTATAAACCAAAACGCATGTTACCAGCAAAGGACAAAAAATGAGAATACTATTCATAAGTGGAAAAAAGAGAGCAGGTAAAGATTTCACGGCAGATTATATCGCCAAACATTTCAAAGGAAACGTAAAGCGGTTTACGTTAGCGTCTCCACTAAAGGATAGTGTTGCAAAGTTGTATGATATATCATTAGAGGAACTAGACACTAGGAAGAACGTAGAAGGCAGTGAAGAAAGAGCATTATTACAACAAATAGGTACAGCTATTATAGGTGTAAATGAAAACTTTTTCGTAGATATATTGACTAAGAGTATTATCAATAATGAGGACAAAGGAATAGATTTAGCTATCATTACTGATTGTAGATACAAGAATGAAATAGAAATACCAGAATTATGTAGTAGATATACCGTTGATACACTTAGAGTTAATAATGTAAATTACAAACCTTACGAGGGTGAACACATTAGCGAAACCGCATTAGATGATTATGAATTTGAAACTACGGTACTAAATGATAATACAAAAGCATACGAAAGTATGTTAGATATAGTAATGGAAGAATTGAACTTGTTGAAGGATACAAAATGAAAAATATATTTGGGCTAAACAAAATGAAAAAGATATTTGGGCTAAACAAAAAGCCAAAATTTGACATGCCAAATATTAAAAGTACATTTGTTACTACAGTGGAGATAAAGAACTTCATTCCAAAAGTCACATTAACCGCATGGTCAAACCGTAGTATCGTTCAGTATATATATGCGATATACATGTTAGATGATGATTTAACGGAAGTTGAGGTGAAGAACGCTACTAAAAAACTACAGTGGGATATTATCATAGAGCCTTGTATTCAGACAGATTATGATTACACATTTAATAAGGTACAAAGAGAGTATTTACTTGTAAAATTATATGAGTTATCAAGAAGCAGGTACATACATGGATTAGAACACAATTGTAAAAAATGTGATGCCTATAGTACCCAAAGCATAGACTTAAAGAAAGACTTTAATATAGAGCCTCTTAGTGTGCTTAAATTAGACATTGATGATTATACATTTGTACTATCGTTTGATAATGATTACCACGAAACTTATACAACGGTTGAAAATGAAGATATGGCGGATTACCTACTTAGGTATATAGATGCTATTAATATAAATGGCACAGAGTATAAACCGTTAAGTAAAGATGAGATTGTTAAATGGTGTTTCGATGAGTTGGAAGAGGATATATTTTTTAGGCTTATTAATGAGCTAGATAAGGTTATACCAAGTATTGAATATAAAATTAAGTATAAATGTATTTACTGTAATTTTGATAATGAAATAATCTACGGTGATTTGCCAAATTTTTAAGTTGCCTTGGAAACGAGGCAATGATGAATAGTATATATAGCACGGTTGAACATTTAACACGTGTAGCCAAAATTGATAGAAACACATTACTTGATATGAGTGAAGGTGAATTAAATTTAGTGTTGCTACAGACCAATAATCGTATAGAAGAAGAGAATGAGGTTATGAAGAAAATAAATAGGGGAATATGATACCCCTATTTTTTGAACATATTTAGCTTATGCAATGCTTCTAATCTTTTAAGTGTAACATCGGGTAACTTATTTTTCGGTTTTTGTTTGTTAGACAACACCTTTTTAAATTCGGTCTCTTGTTTCTTTTTAGCCTTCTCAAACGAATTTTCTTTCTTTAGTACCACTCTTGCCATTTTTTAATCCTTTGTTTATTCATATTTAATATCAAAGTAAAACCATCTCTTTAAAGTGGTGGATATAAGCTAACTCTAAGCTAACCTATGTTACTATACATAATCATGAAACCAGAAGAATTGATATTCCACCTAATTTATGTGGCGGAGTATCACAATTAAATATGAATAAACAAACAAACAAACGAAATAAAGGAATTATCAAAAAATGTCTTTCAATACACATAAGGGAATTATAAATGACGCTAATACTAGGTTTAAAGGGTGTATGCAAACTTCGGTTACGTATAGGAGTAGTTGGGAATTTAGAGCGTTTGAAATATGTAGTACGTTATCTAAAATGGGTCAAATAGAGTCATGGGCAAGTGAGGCAAGCGTGTTTACTTATCATAATCCAATTAAAGAAAAAGACTCTAAGTATTACATGGACTTAACGATACTACAAAAAGATGATAAGGGAAGGGATGTAATCACATTCATTGAGATTAAACCAAACAAAGAAACCATTCCCCCAAAAATGCCAAAGAATGGAAATAAAATATCATACAATAAAGCATTACAAACATTTTCAGTTAACACGGCTAAATGGCAAGAGGTAGATGAATGGATAAACAATGCTAACGAAATAGCAGGTTACACAAAATATAAGTTTGTTATTTGGGACGAACTTATCCTAAAGGTATAACATGAGTAAATTTAACAGATTAGTACCAACGAACTTCGTCCTGCAATTTGATACAGATGATACAAGTGACAAATCATTGAAGGGCATTGAATTTCAAATACAAAGATTTACCACTCCTGATATATCGCTAACAAACTTTGATAGCCCAAATCCATCATCATACATGCCTAAGCTTTCGTCTGATAAGATAGAGTACGGCGTAGGTAGTTTTGATATAATAATAGGCGAGGATATGGAAACTTATTTATCTATCATTGATTTAATGGATAGAACGGCTAAATTTGATGGCAATAATAAACTTAGTGCAAGATTATTAATATATGGGTTACATAGGGAGCATATAGTAACTATTGAGTATAGTGATGTTATGATAAGCAATATTAGCGGACTTAGTTTTGACCTTACAAATCAGTCAGAGTCAACAATTATTTCTACAATAAGTATTGATATAAACGAAATTAAAATAAAAAAGGTAAAATGATGACGCAAACGGAATTAAAAGAATTTATATTCAGGCAATTAGGGTCTGATGCACACGATATAGAAATATCGGAAGCATCGTTTATTGATATAGCTAATCGTGCATATATAGAACATTCAGATTATAGCTCTGAATGTATTGAGCGTAAAGTTGTGCAGGTGTTCAGTACAGACACTACAATAGATGAAAACGGGGATACAATAGTTAATCCTTCATTAACGTTTCAATTACCTGTAGAAACGGTGTCTGTACTAGAAGTACATCAGTTAGATGGCGTAAAGATTAATGGTAGTGGTAATATTGATACAATGTTTGATGACGCTAACCTTTATGTTCCTGTTTCTATGAAATCATTAATTACAGGTGTCAATGGAGGAAACATGACAACTGTATTTGAACAAAAGAATAGACTTGACCAATTAAACGCACTATCCAATTTTGGTGTAGATACTCTAGCGTATGATTACAATAAACTAACACGAAAAATTAACATTCTAACAGATGATGTTATTACGAATACTCTAGCCGTACTTATAAATAGCAGGATACCTATAGAGAATGTTTCCGATGATTACAATTTCCAATTATTGTTATTATCTAAAATGTGGAGATTTTGGGCTACTATAATAGGTGCAAAATATGACGTAAGTCAGTCATCTATTATGGGTAATGGGTTACATTTGAATGTGCCTTACATGATTGAACGTGCAGATACATTACTTGATGAGTATAAACAACGAATAGAAGATAATGAATTGAATAGTGCTATACCAATTTATATTGCAGGAAAGTAATTATGTATAAGATACCAAAACACGATAACATTAGGTTTTACTCATCTGCTATATTATCTCTATTTGATGGGTGGTATGTTAATGATACATATCTAATTCCATTATTTTATAATGACGGTGATAGGCGATACATGAATAAGGAACGTGGTAAAGTTGAACCATTGTATAAGGATAGCTTACCTGCAATGAGCCTTAAGTTCAATGGAATTGAACGTGACACAGAACACGTTAATAATAAGTACCTAAAGTATATAGGTGATGGTTATTCTATATTTGCACCTACACGCTACAGTATGAATTACGAATTAACCATTAAGACTAGAACAAATAATGAATTATATTCTATCATAGAAAGTATAAATGATATATTTGAGTATGGCTCATATTTCAAAGATGTAAAGTTGCCATTCCTTGGAACAGAAATTACTACACTACATATCCAGGCAAATACACAGATTACAAGTGAGATTAAAGAATATGAATTAGAGTCAGATAGAGAGCCATCGGCTATTGTATCATTAACTGTTTATAATTGCTTATTTGTGAATGAGATTGAATTAGATGATACACAAACTATTAGTAGAATAAATCTTAATTTGTTTGCGGGTGATAGTAAAGATGATTTAGTGAACTCAAACTTAATTGAGTCATATATTTCAGTAGGCATGGGGTGATGTTACACTCCTTCGCTAATTCACTTCATGGCACCCTAACAATAAAACAAAACACTCCCTTAAATCAATTATAATCAAAATAACGACTCCTAGCTAGGGTAATGCTATAAAGTGGCTTAAATCCTTTCGAATGGATTATGATTATCACCTACCACTGTATCACTTATCACTTTAGATGGCGTATTAACATTATCATTTTCATCTACTTTAGTTAAAGACTCCAATTCACCAAGGCTCAATAATGCCCCGTCTATATCGGTCATATCTTCATCCATGTCCGCATCTATAATTTCGCTTGTAGAAGCACTATACCCCTTTAGATACACTTTATAGTTAAATTGTCTGTTGTTAATCTTATCACCCTCATATCCATCATTGTTAGTGTCTATGTTAGTAATTTGATATAAACTATTCTCAATGGTATCATATATGATGTCATGTTCCATCGGCACTACCTTCAAATCATCAAGAGATTTCTTAGGTATGTATATTATTTTACTGTATGACGGAAGGAAACCAAATCCACCAAACGACTCACTTCCTTGTAGGAAACTATCATTATCCCTTATGGCAAATATAGGGTGTGCGTTTAGTTTAGAATACTGTTTAGTCTCAAACTCATTTAGTATATCATCTACCACAACACCTATCGCCTGCATGTAATAAAATTTAGAACCGAACGATTTGCTCATCTCCTCTACTTGCTTGTACCTATTATCAAAATGAGCCTCATGCTTTACATTTGGTTGAAAATTCATGAATTAATCCCTTTGTTTACTCATATTTAATGCCCGCTAAGCTAACTCTAAGATAACGTATGTTACTATACAAAATCAAATAATCACAAAGGAATAGGATATGACTAAATCAGAAAAAGATATATTAGAAAAAGAACATATTGGTTTATGTGTAGAACTTGCACTAAGGAGAATATACTCATCTAAGGATATACGTTCACAAACAGACCATGAAATAGAAATCGCAAAATGTACTGTATTTGACAATGAGAACGATAACAAATATGTCACAAATGCGATAAAGAACAAGATATTGAATTCGGTGAGGGGACATTATGGGTACTAATAAGGCATTGAGTGTATTTGATGTACTTTCTAATATAACAAGTACAAAGCCTATTCTAAGCGAAGCCGAAGTAATCGGGAGTGGGCTAAATAATGTGTTGCTTTTGCAGTATCTTAGTAGTAATATACAAACCACCCCTATAGCACAGTTCCTTAATGTAAATTGGAAGATTGGTATTTATGATATGTATATTATCGCCAAGGATATGAGCATAAACGGAAGAGTAACCTACATTAAGCGAGAAAAGTATATTGATGATATTGAAAACAAATGTATATATCCTATAATGGATTTTTATACAGTTGGGAAAGATGTGGCTAGAGATTACTATCAAGTGATGAGCCAAAACCACATTGACTATTTGAATGATATATCAAAACAAAGAGAAGGTTGATAAGCTAACTTTAAGCTAACCTATGTTACTATACAAAATCAAGAAACAAAGAAAGGATAAGAAAATGAATGATTTGCACGAGGGAATGAACGAGCTATATTTGTCAAAGATAAAAGGAAAGAAAGCGTACGCAATATTCAACGCTTATGGGAAATTTATAAAAACAATAAGGGGAAAAAAGAAATTCAAAAAGTACCTAAATGAAACAACACATGACGCAATATTGGTAGCGACTATTACTAATGTAGATAAATGCAAAGACAAAAAGGGCTATTATACCGTGTATAACTTTAAACATAGAGGGTTCATCGGAAATAAGTATAACAGAATTAATACAGATGACAAATCATATAACTACGTGTATGACATCAGAGATGCAAGGGTCAAGCGTGAAATAAAGAATGTAACTATAGGGCTGTTATACGGACTAATACTGCTATCAATAGATGTATACACAAGATGTGGTCATCATGAAAATTGAAAGACTAGACAGCGTATACTCTAAATTGGTATACGATGAAAGCGAAACGCTATTGTTCAAAAAACTTCAAAAGAGATTATCTATTGAGGACGTTACACTAAAGTATACTCCAGCCGTAAAGGCAGGGTATATGTCAAGTATGGTAAAGTACTTATCGGACGAAGCTATCATCGGGAATGGATTATTACCAAAGCTAAAAGAGGAAGCATTCGATTTAGGAATAGACCTTGAAATCCCATCTATGATAATAGATGATAATTTCATACAATTAAAGAAAGATAGTTTTACAAAATATAATCTTCCATTCACACCGTATGATTTCCAAATCAGAGCTGTTAATAAACTACTAAACAATGAACTAGGTATAATTAAAAGTGCAACGGGTAGTGGTAAATCTCTAATGTTATTCTTAACCTTTATGCACTTAATCGAGAATAATCCAAATGAAAAGATTTTATTAGTAGTACCTGACATAAACCTAGTACTACAGATGTATAATGATTTCATTGAGTACAGTAAGAATTATAAGGATATATCAAACCTTATTCATAAGATATATGGTGGACAGAATAAAGATGCAGATGTACCGATAATTATATCAACTTGGCAGTCAATAGCAAAACTAGATGATAGTCACTCTATTTATCAGTCGGTTACATCTTTATATGTTGATGAGGTACATTTAGGTAAATCCAAATCATATAAAAGCATAATCACTAAGCTTGGTAATATAAACCGTAGAATGGGAGTAACTGGAACTGTACCAACAGATGTTATTCCATACTATGAACTAACCTCTTTATTTGGCGTGTATGAGAATATCATTACGGCTAGAGAAATGATAGACCTAAACTTAAGTTCTAACGTTGTTATAGCCCCATATATGTTAAGATATGATGATGATGCCAAACGCGATTTAAAGGCTATGCAGAGGGGGTTAAAAGGTACTGAAAAGTATAGGGCTGAAGTAGATTTCGTATCCAGCAACAAAGAAAGATTAAAAACTGTTTGTAAGGTTATTCTACAGTTAAGTAAAAAGAATGATGGAAATATATTAGTACTATTCAATACAGTAGCATACGGAGAAGCGATATATAAGGTATTGTCTAAATATACGGATAAGGTTCTGTTCATAGGAGGAAAAACAAAAGTTAAGGATAGGAAAGAGATATTAGCTAACTATGACAAAGAGTTGAATGGTAAGATATTAGTATCTACATTTAGTATATCCAGCAAGGGGCTAAATCTAACAACATTACAGTATTTAGTGTTAGCACAAAGTAGTAAATCTGAAAATGGAATACCACAAGCTATAGGTAGAATTTTAAGGAGATTTCCTGACGGTAAGAAACGAACAGGCGTGTTGCTGGATTTTGTAGATGATTTAAGGCATGATAAGCGTAATGGCGGTAAGGTAGACAATTATCTCTATAAAAGTTATTTAGAGAGGCTACAAATTTTTGAACATAATGAATTTGAGACTACATTCGAAAAGAATATTAAGCTTGGTAGTTCTTTGATATAGGAAACTCTAAGCTAACCTATGTTACTATACAAAAACAATAAAACAAAAGGATAAGAAAAATGAAACCAGAAGAAATAAAAAGACTAGAATTAGAAAAGCTACCACTATCTGATGAACATTGTACCCCATACAGAATGAGATATTTCAATGAGCATTGTTATACAATTGATAATCCAAGATACACAAAGGAAGAATACAAACGTAGTATAGAAAGATTTATTGAAAAACAACCTAAACACACAAAGCTAAATGTGGTACAATTCTGTATCATAAGTTGGAATGAATTAGGGCACGATGTGTTCACTAAAGATGAGTTCCTTGTACACGCTACACCTATTGGTGCGATTAAGTGGAATGATTGTAACGGAAATGATTTTGTTCACTTACATGAAATCAGTGAATACAACGATTTTGAGGGAGCGAAGTACAAAGCCAGATACGCAGGGTCGCCAGATACAGACAAGCCATTGAATATATTAGAAGCAGATTGTAGAATAATAACTTGGAAAGACTAACACATCAATTGTTAAAATCGTAACCTAAGCTAACTTTAAGCTAACCTATGTTACTATACATAATCAAGAAACCAAAAGGATAGAAAATGAACACGATTTTAAAAACGATTTTAGCAACGATAGCGGTATTAACAATTAACGGGTGTGATTTATATGAGGACACGTTTGACACAAAATACAGAGATGTCACTTACGGCACTGTGTTAGAGTCAAAAGTAAACGAATATAAAGAGGCTGTGTTAACTTATGAAGAGTATTACGAGTTCCTAAATGCAATATATACAATTAACGATAACTACGAATACGCTTATGATATTGATACTTACGGTCAAGATGATTACTGGGTTTTTGTTGATAACATTGATACAGATTATTTCGTTGGTGACTGTGAAGACTATGCCCTTAGCGTGGCGTCATATTTATTAACAGACCCTAAATTTTCAACTATGTTCAAACAGGAAAATCTACAATTAATCGCGGGATATGTTGAAGATAAAAATTACAAATCTGGACATTTGTTATTACAAATAAATGTTATAGTTGATGGAGAAAAGAAACAATTAATACTACAAAGCGGTTCAATAGGTGCATTTCCTGTAGGTACAGAGTATCTATATGAGCCAAATTATTTGAACCTTTCGATATAAAAAGAGGAATTTAACATGACTACAAAGGAAGTATTCGAAATACTATTATCATCAAAAGAGGTATCTTCAAAAGCATTACCTGTATTAGAGTTAACGGACATGGGTACAAAGGAAGATAAGATAATTCTAGCAGAACTTAAATCGGCATACGCTAATAATATATCAATGAATAAAGATGATTTATCATTAAGCATAAGTTCAAACCTAGACATAAAGGCTACACAAAAACCATATTTATTAGGGTATATAGAAACATTAAAGACAATTGATATTAAATTCAAGGTCGGTTTAAAGTCTATCGAGTCGTATATAAAAGAAACTAGATTTACATCGTTGATACATAAGAGTATAGACATGCTTGACGGTGAAAATGATGATAAATACAAAAGTAAAGAAACGTACGAAACGTTATTAGTTAAGATGAAATATATCACAGATTTGGAATTACTTAAAGTAGATAACTCAAAATCGTACATAGATGATGCCGAAAGCAGATTTGAGTACTACAAACAAAGCCAAACTATTGATATGAAAAGCGGTATCTCCATCATTGACTCATCTTTTTCTGATAAGGGGTCTGTTAATACGTTCTTATCTAGTTCAAACACGGGTAAAACAATGATGCTAACATCGCTATCAACTAAGTACATGTTAGATGGCTATAATGTAGGTATTATACATTTAGAGGACTCATCAGAGGCTGTCATGAGTAGAATAGACTGTAACCTACTAAATGTAACACTGCATGACTTAAGTAAAGACAACGAAGAGTCCTTAAGAGCATTTAGGAGTATTGCTACTAAATTAACGGGTAGTGTTATGGTAAAAAGATTACCTACTTCAAGTTGCAGTATGGACGTTGACTATACGTTGGAAGAATGGGAATTAAAAGGCTTTGTTCCTGACATTTTGATACTTGATTATTTAGGATTACTAAAAGCAAATGATGCTGGAATTAGAGGTGACTTATACATGAATGGTAAAAAAGCAACAGAAGAACTAAAAGATATTGCATTCATGCATGATATTCCAATAATAACCGCCTTACAAGCAAAGCCGATAGTTCATTCTTTACAAGTAGAGGATATAAACATGAGCCATGTAGCAGACTCTAGTGGATACGCACATGGGCTAGATAGTTTAATGTTCATGGGGGTAGACGAGATAGACAAAGACATATACAACCTAAAGCTAATTAAATCAAGACGAGCAAATAAGAATAACACCAATGTAGAAAATGTTAGTGTGGATATATCACACCAGCGTATCACAAGTATGGAAGATAATGAAACAATACATGAACGTAGTGTTTACAATTCGGAAGATGAGGAAGGAGGGTATTTGGATGATGTGGAAAGTTATCTTGACGTTGATGTGCCATTCTAGTATATCAACGTCATAACTTAACAGAACCACCCCTTAAAGCCATTCTAATCAAAATAACAACTCCTAGCTAGTGTAATACAATGAAGTGGCTTAAATACATTCCAAGCCTTATTTCAAATATAAGCTAAACCTAAGTTATCTTAGGTTACTATACACAACAAATAAAACAAAGGGATAGAAATGGTACCAATAACCGCCATTAAACACAATAATAGAATATACACTGTATCACAAGATGATAACGGTAACAAATCAATTACCCAGTATACTAAGCCTTTAATGAGTTTCATTGACGGTGATAGACCTACCAAATACAAAGATTATATTACTAATAAACCACTAACTTATTATCCACATACTAACCTACATGAATTAAAAAAATTTGTTAGTGATACAGATGATGCTATATACTCAACTCTAGGAATGACACAACCACTTGTAGGAAAACATAAGTTAGATTTTACATTACCAAAACTTGCGTTCATGGATATTGAAACACTTGACTTTAAAGAAGGTGACGGTAAGGGGTTTCCAAATCCATACACCGTGGAAGAAAGTAAATTACCACCTATAAGTGCAATACAATATGGAATGAAAGACAGTGATATTACTTATGTTCATACATTCGGGGAAAATTATGGATATATTAATACAGATAAGAATGTAGTATATAAGAATTATTCATCTGAAAGACAATTGTTATTATCATACTTTAAATTACTAAAGGAAACAGAACCGTTCTCTATATTTGGTTGGAATACAAAGGTATTTGATTATAAGTACATTGAGGTACGTTCTAAAGAGTGTGGTGTATATGATAAGTACAAAGAGGTTACTAAGTACGGAATGGACACATTCTTTACCAATAACAAAGGAGAACGAACAACTACACATGTGCCAAACGGAATTGAACATTTAGATTATCTTGATTTATATAAAAAGTTTACAATTAGTTCACGTGAAAGTTATAAACTAGGTGCAGTGTGTGACCATGAAGGGGTAGAGTCTAAAGTAGATTTAGAAAGTGAAGGGTTTCGTTCTATTGTTACAATTCAGAAGGGTGAATATATACCTGAGTTAGATGAATTAAAAACAAATGGGCTATATGAGGCATACACAAATAATGACACCAAATCAATAAATAGAATTAGCTATAAGTTATTTATTGAGTATGCAGTTAGGGATATAACAACTCTAAGGGCTTTAGATGAGAAGTTAGCATACATTGAGATACTCTATACTATTGCCCATGTAATGGATAGTACAGCGATTAATGCTATGGGTACTGTAGCAGTATGGGAGGATAAGATTAAATCTACTCTATTACAACATAATAAATGTATACAGACCTATAACATCAATAATGAACATATATCGGATAGATTAAAAGTAGATGGCACAGATGAGCAGATGAAGTATGCAGGTGGTTACACATTTAACCTAAAAGGTATTCATGAGGGAGTAGTAACAGAAGACGTACTCTCAATGTACCCAAATCTTATTATCAATGGTAACATATCACCTGAAACAATAGTGAATGATGATATGATACCAAGTAACATAATAAAACTTATACAACCACTTAGAGATAGAATTACACTTGATGATGACTGTGTAAATTATTATCGTGATGTGATGAGTGACGAAGATAAAGCCATTATCATGGATTATGCTAGAGATAGTAATTACACATTTGTTCCAAACGGAGAATTTTTTAGGAAAGATATACAGGGGATAATACCATTCATCATTGATGGGTTCTATAATAAACGTTTAGAATACAAAGCCAAAATGAAAGATAAATCATTAACCGATGATGAACGCTCACAAGCTGATAGATTTCAGTATGTATTTAAGATATTAATGAATAGTGTGTATGGATTATTAGGCTCTAAGTTTGGTATATTACAAGATTTCAGAATTGCATTATCCATCACGTCTATGGGTAGATACATGATTGTAGAAAATGCTAATGATGTTTTGAAAGTATTACATGAGAACGGATACCCAAATAGTGAGCGTGTTTATTCAGATACAGACAGTTTCTTTTTGAAGATAGATAATGATATTTTGAATGCTATATATGAAAAGAATGGTCAAGGCACAGATAAAAGACTGTTTACCGCCAAGGTGATAGATAAAATTGAACGAAAGTATATATCCCCTACAATAGTTATAACAAATACACGTATCTATAACGAGTTTAATCAATACAAAGATGTTATAGAATTTAGTAGGGAAAAGATTATTAATAAAATGGTTGTATTCTCTAGCAAGATGTACGCTATTGATTTAACGGATAACGAGGGTAAGGTTTATAAAGATTTTAATCCATATTATTCGGGTATTAGTGTTAAGCGTTCAGATACACCTAAATGCGCCAAGTACGTGCTACAGGAATTATTAGAACTAATGTTAACAAACGGTAATACTATCACTATATCAAGGCTTATTGATACCTTCACGAGTGATTATAAGGGATTTAAGTTTGATATACATGACATGGCAATACCAAAGGGTGTAAATGACATAGAGAAACAATATAGAGCAACGCCAATACAAGTTAAATCTGCTAGGGAGTACAATAGATTAGTAGATGATGGATTATTTCAAGGACTAGAGCATATTGTTAGTGGTGATAAAATTAGAGTGTTATATGTAAAGATTAATAAGTATACAAACAAAGATAGCTTAGCGTATAGAGATAAGAGTTTTTTTAAACATAAGAACTCACACATCATGAAAGAGATAATAGATATAGATACTATGTTAGAAAAAACGGTATTAAAAAAGGCTAGGGATTTGTTAAAGGCAATAGGAATAAAGTTGCAGAGCGTAAAAGAAATAGAAGAGGATATATTCTAAGCTAACTTTAAGCTAACCTATGTTACTATACATAATCAAAAAAACAAAAGGATAGAATATGAAATCAGTAAATTTAGTGACTCTAGCAGAGCAAATATCGATAAAGGCACACAACGGAAAACACAACGCCAGCAAACGTGCTAGGATAATGGCACTCATGTGTGATACAGAAAATGATAAAATACTAGCGTATCTTTATGACGCAGTTGAAGCAGGGTATGACCTTGAAGAAATAGAGATGACATTCGGTACAATTACACTAAAACAAATACTGATATTAACAAATTATCATAACCAAAATAAATTTGATAACCTTAGAAGCATAAAAAAACATGGGTTACATGTAGTTAAACTTGCTGATATCAATTCATCGTTTTCTAATACAACACTAGATGAAGCGTTAGTGAAGATTAAAGAATTGACCATCATGGTTAAGTAACTAAAATGTCAATTGTAGTATAAGCTAACTCTAAGATAACCTATGTTACTATACATAATCAAAAAACCAAAAGGATAGAATATGGATATTAAGTAATAAATAAGAGAATAATAAGAAATAAGCAAACAATAAGCAAACAAATAGCAAATAAATTAAAGGAAAATAAAATGACAGCAAGAGAAAAATTACAAGCAAAGATGAAAAATAAAAAAACAGATAGTATTCATACAAATAACGGAACTCATAATAAGAATAAGTTCGATTTTCTTAAACTATCAATTGACGCAAAAACAAAAAGCGTTGATATTAAATTAAGATTTTTACCAAGCATACCAACGGACGAACAAGAGGCTAAAGGATTTGATACTGTGACATCTACCTCCATCCTGTTTCATGGACATAATGTAACCAAAAACGGTGAAAAGAGATTCGTAATTCCGTACGTATGCCCAAAAACATTAGGTAAAGAATGTGAGTGTTGTGATGATGGGTGGAAAAAATACAATGTAGCTAAACGTAACAATGAAAGCGATGAAGTACTAAAAGGTATTATAAAATCATCAATTTCGTATGAGAATAAAGTAGCGAATGTACTTGTAGTAGAAGATACACTAAATCCTGATAATGAGGGTAAGGTATTCTTATTCAAATACGGTAAGCAAATTTCAGATGTACTAAATAGAGCAGAAAGCGATGATGGTGAACCATTAGATGTATTTGATATATTTAACTCACCGATTGTTAATATTAAGCGTACACAAAATCCTAAAGATTTCTCTACAAGTGTATCAGGTAAAACAATTGACTTTTCTGGAGAATATCAAGAATTAGTAGATAACAATAAAATAAAAAATTTAACAGATAAGAAAGAGTTCTTAGCACCATACCTCAACACACCTAGCGAACTTAAAGCGTATAAAGAGTACATAGCATTTGAAAGAGATACATATTATCCTACAAGGGAAGAGAGAGAAGAGTTAGATAATGTAAATTCCGTTCCAACAGATAAACGTGAAGAGAAAAGTACACAAGTACATGAAACTAAAAAAGATATAGCTAAAGATATAGCTAAAGATGAAAAAGTATATGATGACATTGATATTGATGACATTGATATTGATGACATTGAAATATAAAGGATAGTAAATGAGTAAAATTAAATTATCACCCCGAACTATAAACGTCTTAGAGAATTTCTCTAAGATTAACGCAACTATGATATTAAAAAGCGGAAGTATAGATATAACAGAACCACTACACCGTAATCTAACGGGAATTTATGAGTGTGACGAATATGGGCTATCTATTGATGGAGATATAGGAATTGGAACAAGTATGTTCTGTGATATCTTAAAAGTGTATCCTGATTGTGATGTAGAATTGAATGGTAATGTTATTAAAGTATCAATGGTTGGTAATGAAAAAGAATGTATCAATTATGTGACCCCATACAAAAGCCATATAATAGTTGCTAAGACAACAGGACGTGAACTATTTGAAAAAGAGGATACATCATTAACTAAATTTATATTTGATGAGTCTATACTAAATAATATTAACCTCATCTCTAAATCAATAGAGGCTGATGAGCTTACACTAGAGAGTGAAAACGGTCGTGTATATTTTGAGATACTTAATTCAAGAAGTGGTAGTACATCAAGGGTAAACGTTGAGGCTACATCTAGTGAAGCATTTAATATATCAATAGGTATTGGTACACTAGGTAAACTTGTACCATCTCCTTACAATGTAAATATAAAGAGATTAACTATTGGAACAAATAAAAAAATAGATATGGCTAAGTTTAGTTCAATGGAATACAACAATAGTAGTGGAAGACTTTATTATTTGTTGAAGTAATTTTTCATCAATAAGCTAACTCTAAGCTAACTCATGTTACTATACATAATCAAAAATTAAAGGAGTTAAATGAAACAAATAATTAAAGTAATGAACTTGCTATTAATTTTTTTAGCAATTTTGTCAATTACATTGTGTGTTTATGAAGAAAATACATGCGATACAAGTATAGGTATCAATTGTGTTGATTTTAACATAACTAGATTGCCATAACGGATAACAAAAACAAAAAAACAAAGGAAACGAATATGAAAAAAGTATTAATAACTGCTGGTATATTAACGGCATTGATACAAGTAGGTGGGAACATAATGATATTTCTATCACTTTTGTCGGTGACATTGTATGTTTTAACCTCAATTACAATGAAGAAGTTATGTGCAACACTGGGTTAGGTATCAATTGTGTTGATTTTAACATCACTATATTGCCATGACAGATAACAAAAAACAAAGGAAACGAATATGAAAAAATTATTATTTATAGTTACTATATTAACGGTAATGGCAAAAGAAAGTAGAAACACAATTGAACCTAAAACAGGAGCAAAAGTGATAGCAATTATATTTCTATCACTTTTGTCAATTACATTGTATGTGTATAACTAAAACAGGCATGAAGAAAATACATGCGATACAAGTATAGGTATCAATTGTGTTGATTTTAACATAACTAGATTGCCATAACGGCTAACAAAAACAAAAAACAAAGGAAACGAATATGAAAAAAGTATTAATGACAGCTATTTTATCAATAGCAATGGCACAAGCGGGCGGTAACATAATGGAACCTCAAACAGAAGCAATAGACTATGATTATAGTCCATGTAGTACTGCTACAACTATGAATGCAAGTAATGGAGAAACAGGAACTATTGATTGTGTAAGTAGATTTTACGTTGGAATTGGAGTAGGATTGCGTGAAGTGCGTGATTTAAAAGACCCACTAGGTGGTTTGAAAGTTGGATATTCAGTTAATGAACATATTGCTTTAGAAGTAGCTGGTTATTATTCGGACATTTCCAAAACAGTAGATGTCATGGTTGTGGCAAATACATCATCATTGTATGGAATTAGCCTTAATGCGGGGGTAGGGTATCATTATACAATTATCAGCGATTACCAAGCACTATTCGTGGGAAGTACAACAGATACCAATTATTCTGGGTTCACTGGAAAACTTGGAGCGGAGTATCAATTAAACGATACACTTGGATTGTATACAGATTTGGTACACAACTACCATTCTAATAATGCAAAACTTAGCGATACGTATGGTGTAGTAGGTATCAAGATTAGATTTTAATGAAATTAATGATAGGATTTAGTTCCTATCATTCAACATCACCATCACAATAAAACAAAATCACCCCTTAAAGCCATTCTAATCAAAATAACAACTCCTAGATAGTGTAATGCTATAAAGTGGCTTAAATCACGTTATTGTTGATATCTAAATCATCATCTATTGTTCCGTTTGATGTTAGTCTAATCTTCATCTTAAAATCCTCACTGTGGAACTCTAACGCTAAACTCTCAACTAACCAAAATCCAGTTATCTGTTTATTAATATCACTCTTATCAAGATTATCATCAAATTGTAAGAATATTATATCCCCTACATTTCTACTAAAATCCCCATTAACTAGCACGTCAATTTTACGAGAGAACGAACTCATGTATATATCTTGTTTTAATGATGACTCAAACGTCTCTTTATTGTTATACGATACATATACTATATCCTCTGTTCTATCTTTCTTATAGGAACGCTGGACGCTACCACTACCCATCATTCTAATTTCGTCATCAGTTACCTTAACTGTATGAGTAACAACCTTTTTATTTTCAATATCAAAGCCTACCTTTTTAATATTGTTAACGTTGGTTATACTTGTGTCAACTACATTTTCTCTTCCAACAATTTTGTAATCAAGTACGTTGAATTTGTATCTTTCGTTTTGGTTAAAGAAAAGGAACTCATCTACATTATCTTTATTATCAAGTATTGTATCAATTGACTTTATCTTGATACCGTTGAAATCTTCATAAAATAAGAAAGTGTCACTACTACCGTTTGACGCATACTCACATAATCTCTTAATAAACGAGTACTTAGTCTGATTAGCACCTGCGAAATTATGTACGGAGTTTGTAATATTATCTATTTCAATATCAATATCTCCTATAACGTCTTTTATAACATCCATAATTGTTTTTTCATCATCATACCCATTGCTTACTTTTTCTATTAATAGATTATAAGCATCTGTAGATATAGCATTAAGTATAACTTGCGATTTGTCATTGACATTAACTGAAGTTTGTAGTGGTGTAACATCTATGATTGTGAACTCTAAACTAACATCATTGTTTCCTGCGTCTATAACTGACAATGATAGCGCATCTCCCTCTTTTATTGGTAGTCTATCAACAACGTTTGAAACGTCCTTAAAACTCATTGTAAAGCCTACTCCTATCTCTTTTAATGACTGTCTTAAGGTAATGTTTCGTACAAATGAAAATGGTATATAAACCTCTTTACCACCACTAGATATATAGATAGTACACGCTTCTATCTTGTCGTAAAATTTCATTATATTTTACCTTGATGTAAATCTGCGTATGTACCCTTTGTCATATCCACAATTTCACTAAATGTTATTTGTAGGGAAGTAGCTGGTAAGTACCCGTCCGTTTGGATTTGGAATGTATCACTAGGACTTGATATAGAAATATCTGTAATTACACTAGGTAGGAATTTAAAGTCATTAACTCCAATTACATTTACATGAAATATACTAGGACTATCACTAAATGTATTTGCGGAGTTAATAACTGTTTTTGATAATGCACCAAATAAATCGGAAATAGACTTAACACCACCTTTTGATACATTACTAGATACAGTATTTTGTTTAGGTCTGTTTGATAGCATACCATGGCGTAATATATGAGTGATTGAACTTATGTCTTTTGCCTCATTCTTATTAGATGGAATTAGTACATAATTTAATTTAAATGAACGTATGTTAGTACCTTGGTAATTTAATATAGTCATGTTTCCTTTGATGCTACCTGATTTGTATGCAGTATCACCTTGGGTTGAAGTACCATTAACGCTGTCTTGAATAGCACCCGTAATAGTAGTAGACATTGACCCAATATCGTTTGTACCCCAATTAATAGATGTATCGTCTGATAACTGATTTGGAATGGGTAAAACAATGGCAGATGATAAACTTTGCATATTAGCAAACACATCGGAGAAATTACCTATGTTGAACAGATTTTCCATAGAGAATGATGTTCCCTTAAACTCATATTCTTTGATGATTATTTTTGCCCTAAAATCGCCTATGTTATGTGGGTATCGTATAATCATTTCTTAATCCTTTGTATCTTTCTTTGTATATTTATCATTGTATTTAGTGATGATGTTATCGTATGCCAAATTACGTTTCTTTAATGATATGATATAACTAATGGTAGTTTTTGTATTAATTATATGCCCTACATTATCTGTCTTAATTGTAACCATTGGCACTGGCTTTAAAATGGGAAGTGTTGGGTGAACAATAGTTACTGCCTTTTGACCACACCCATTTATGACTAAGCCAAATATAGCAATGATGATTAATTGTACTTTTTTCATACTACTGCCTTCTATATTTTGAATGTTTTGTTAGCTAGTTTAGCGGTATCGTTATCTAGTTCTATTACGTTGTTATCAATATCAAATACAGTATCGTTCTTTTCTATAATTGATACGGTATCTAACATTAATTCATTTTCAAAATTGGCGGTATCTAAGTTAACTTCCATTGACTCTATTACGGCTTCGTTTTGTTTTATCACATCTGTTTTACTCTTAATCTTAAAT